GTTCACCAGAAGCTGCATTATTAGCCTTATAAACTCTTAAAGCATCAATAACTGAAGTACCTTTATATCCTAACGCCTCAAGTAAATCACGAAACTTTGTCGCTTTTGCTTTTCGTTCCGATAGATCATATATAGGTATAAGATCATCATACCCAAATTGAAGATCCGTTAGTTGTGGAGTTGCTTCAACTCCGTCTAATGATGGCATGTGTTAAGAAAATGTAAGACCTAAAGCCTCTCCTAGCTCCTGAACCGTTATTGATTTAACCCGTCTAGTAGACATATCGAAGAAAGAAAGCATATCTCCACGAGCTATTTCAGTCACAGAATCGCTGTCAGAGGACAATAAGTTTGTTCCTGTCAGCTTCTCTAAAGTAGGTGCGTCTCCTAAAGTAGGCATACTAGTCTTCCTGAATATCTAAGCCTACACAAAACTTAGGGGGTAGTACTGCCGCTTTGACATCTAGTGCAACTCTAACAGCAGGGTCAGTGAAAGGAACAGGAAGCCCGACTTTTGCATCTGTAGTTTCACATGATATATTACACACAGCTATTAAAGCTAAACCTAATAAACAAAGTAAATTCTTGTAATTCATAGCTTATAATATGCACATATTATAACGTATAACCAGAAAAAAATTTAACCAATGGCTAAAGCTAGATTTAAAAGACTTCCTTCAGGGAAGATTAAGTATCATGGAGAACTATTTGCAGGTTTTAATAAACCTAAAGTTGCTCCTAAAGGTAGTAAAAAGAAGTTCGTTGTTTTAGGTAAACAGGGCGATAAGGTTAAAAAAGTAGGTTTCGGACACAGAGACTATCAAGATTTTAGACAACATAAAAACCCTAAAAGACGTAAGAACTTCAGAGCTCGGCATAACTGCGCTACTGCGAAAGATAAAACAACAGCACGTTATTGGGCCTGTAAGAAACTCTGGTAATGAAAAAAAGAAAAGCTAAAAAGAAATCAAGAGTCAACGAAGCGGGTAATTATACAAAACCTTCTTTACGTAAAAGACTATTTGAGCAGATAAAAGCAGGTACTAAGGGCGGTCGTGCAGGTCAATGGTCAGCAAGAAAGGCTCAGTTGCTTGCTGTAAGATATAAAAAAGCTGGAGGTGGCTATAAATAATGGCCTTAAAGAAATCACAGAAAAGCCTTAAAAGGTGGACAAAACAGAAATGGCGAACTAAATCTGGCAAAAAATCCTCTGAAACAGGAGAGCGTTATCTGCCTGAAAAAGCTATTAAATCTCTATCGGCTGCTGAATATGCGGCAGGGACTAGAAGAAAAAGAAAAGCAACTGCTGCTGGTAAGCAAAGAGCTAAGTACACTAAAGCTGAACGAGCTGCTTTTCTAAAAGCTGCTTATCAAAAGAAGAAAAGGAAAAAGAAAAAATGAAAAAGGACTTTAAGCCACACATGATGTACCACCCCAAGACTGGTAAAGGAGTCAAAGCTAGTACGTACAAGAAGCACCTTGAGTTGAAAAAGAAAGGGTATACTCATACGAAACCTAAAAAGAAACGTAAATCTTTTACTGAAGCTGTAGAGGCTAGAATGAAAAGTGGTTACTAAGAACCACTTAATGCTGCTTCTATAGATTCTGCAAAACTTAGTCCTGATCTTCTTGGATTGGCAGAATCTGTTTTTGGAGATCCTGACATCGTAGGTTCAGCCTCTTCATATGTTGCTAACTGATCAGTTAAGCTCTCCGCTTCTTTACGGGTTCTTATGTACTGCTCAACAATAACAGGAAGTAACTTAGCAGCTACAGCATTATAAGCGAAATCCACTGGATGTAGTGTTTCAGGATTGATTTCGGAAACACTTTCCCTTACCTCGTTCATATCAAAACCATCTACCCCACTAAGGAAAGGTAGTTTCTCAGATACTCTTTCAGCCACGTTCTTAGTAACTACACTTCTAATACGTGCTTCTTCTGCGAGTTCCTGATTGTACTGTTGCTCCTCAAGAGCTCTAGCTTCCTCAAGAGCCTCTTCTGCATTCTGCATTAAGTGGTTACGACGATCTAGTATCGGGTCAATCTTATCTATGATGTTGTATATACGGGCTTTATCTCTATCTGTAGCATTAGGCAATAACTCCATAAGTGCCTGATCCTGTGCATCAGCTTCATCTAAGGATAGTGCGTCAATCAGTGCGTCAGGGTCTATCTCGTATTTGTCAGCGATTTCACTAGCCTGTGTAACAACTTCCTGTAAAGGCTGTGTTACTGCTTCATTGTACGCATCAGTAGACTCAAGATCGTTGATCACTTTCTCTTGTTCATAAATAGCAATACGATCCTGTAGTTGATCGATGTCTCTGTTTTCCACTAAACCAGACATCTCTTTGATCTTTTGTTCCTGATCAGCAACGAGTTGTCTTAATTTTTCAGCTTCAGATTGGTTCGTCTTTAACTCATCCTTTAACTGTTTAAACCTATTTGCAGCTTTTGGAGTCCAGTTATCACCAACATCATCACTTAAATCTTCTATAGGATCTACAGATTTAGATTCTTCGGCTACTTCCTCAACAGCTTCTGGGGTTTCTTCAACAGCAGGTTCTGGAGCTTCCTCAACAGCGGGTTCTGGGGTTGGTTCAGGTGTCGGGTTACTAAGGTCGTTTAAAGCCGCTTCAAGGGCATCAGTGAAGCTCGGAGCCTCTTCTGGCTGTTCCACTGCAGGAATATTCTCTACAGCGTTTTCTGGGGCAATTTCGGGTGTCTCTTGGGCGGGTGTTTCTGCTACGGCTGTATGTGCGTCCATTCTTCAGGTCTATTTGGTTTATCTGGTTGTATAACGGTTAGTTTTCGTAAATCTCTAAAAGCATCACAATAGCCAGCATAGTAGGCAAGTCTTGTTCCGTTGACAGAACCATCGGGGGTAATGCTGCCGAAAGTTGGGGCTGCTGCTTCTTTAAGCGTCGCTGCTGCCTCTTCATGTATCGGATCTTCCACGATTTTTCGCAAGGCAGTGACTCTTTTGACATCTTTTCGAAACCTATCAACGGGGATAGGAATATATTGTTTCTTTGACATTTATGCTAGTTTTCACGGAGCTTTGCTACTGTTTTTGCATCTTCTATGGCTTGCTCCTGTTGGAACTTAGCTTGTTTTAGCTCCATGTCCAGTTCTGCTTTTTGTCTCGCCATTTCTAATTTCATCTGGTGCTCCTGCATCTTCATCTGCAATGTTGGGTCTGGCCCTGCTTGTTCTTCAGCTTGTGGCTGCTGTTCCATTGCTTCACGCTGCATCTTCTGCACCTTCTTAGAAGTATTATTTATCATCTCCTCTGCGAAGTTCAAGACTTGTTTTGCTGAACTTATCAAAGGGCCAGCATTAGGATCAGCCGCTATAAACTGGACTGTCTCAGCTATATGCTGGTAAAAGGCTTGTAATGCGGATAAAGATTGTACAGGGTCAGCAACACCAGCATTCAATTCTTCAATTAACTTGCTGAGTTCTGGGATATGAATTGACAAGTGTACACTGTGCAATTCTTCATCCATAACCATAACTGGCTTACCTTCTTTTAGCTCATTGTTCTCGAACATGGCTATCTTGTTATGGTAAGTTCCTCTAGGCTCTTCTTGCTGTGGTGCGTAACGGTCAGCTAAATCATGTCCCACTCTAGTTGATACAATATCACGAGTCAGATTACGCCTACCCACATCATCAAATGAACCACTGATCGCTTGCAATTCTTTAAGAGCAACCAGTCTGTTAGCATAAGATCCATTGCCGATTGAACGAACAGCTTTGGTTCTCATGGTATCGAGTGAACGGATAAAGGACTCTGGTACACCTCTCATTGCACATCGATCATAGAAGTCTTTCAACATACCATCAGGTTTCTTCGTTGTTACGATACGTCTGACAACTTCTCGTAGTAAACGATTCCATGATGCATAGAACAGATTCAATGATGCACCTGACAGGCGAGTCTGTACATCCATGTCAGCAACAACCTGCATCTGGTTTCTGTATGGTGAACTCTGCTGTGACCCGTATGTACTTACGGTGTCAGTGTTCAATGCGAGTTGGTTTGATATATCATTCAGTGCTGGTTGTACTGCAGTACTGAGGTTAGGTACAGCTTTCTCGATTATGTTTACATTCGGGGAGAGTACGGCATATGCTCCGTAGTAAGTGAACCCTAATTCATCTAACGCCCTCTGGTTCTCTGGTTGGATCATAACTGCCGACCCTAACATTGCGCCATCTATCATTTGGCACCGCAACCTATTACTTGTTTGAATATGGTTGAATATACGATGGCCCAACCCCCGAATGGAATGGTATGTACCATTCGATCCCACACCATACGTAAACATTACGTATGCATGCTCTGGCCTCTCGTAACGAGAAATCTTTTTATATAAAAAGTTTTTAGGATCTTTCTCACTGCATATGTAATGCGAAATAGATCCATCCATCTCCCTTACCCAAAAATGTAATACAGACACAGTAGGGTTTTGATGACCCGCATAAATGTCATTGTTCTTAAACTCTGACTGCAGCGTTTCCCAATCACTGTAACTTGTGTTTCTACTACGACCACTGGTCTTAGCGCACTTCATGATGACACGCTTCATCTCTTTAACATCCCACCCAACTTGTGTAGCCGCCTTCTCGTTTTTAATGAAAGCGTAAAGTTCGTGCAGATGATATTCACGACGACCCACCGCAACATCGATCATGTTCTCTGACGATGGTGTTTGACGAGGGATCAAGATGTCGGCAAAACCGCCCACTCTAAATTTCCAATCGTCAGGTGTATCGAAGTAAGCGACCGCTACTCCGTGCTTAATGAACGTGGTACATAGTCGGAGGTAGTGTGAATGAAACTCAGGCCAGCATCGAAGTAAATGAGTGATCTCTTCAGATACAATATCTTCGAGTTGCATAACTTCAGATGCACTGCCTTTAGATGACTTAACCTCTACGAGTTTTTCTAATGAAGAGTATAAGTCTACGTATGCGGATAGAGAAATATCGAGCAGACGTTGAGCTTCTCCAAAGTTGAGGTTTGTCTTTAGTCCCTGACCACTAGACGCAAGATGCGCTTGGTTGTACGGATTGGCTCCGTCAAACATTGCATCAATACGAGCACGGTTGATAGACGACGCTTCGTCAGCACTACGTAGGCTGTTAAAGATGTTGAGTGCGCTTTTAACATCTTTGAGTCTACTTTTAACTGCTTTACCTTTTTCGTCTAAACTCCCTAGTCCATCAAGGGCTTTGATAGCTGCATTGTCGTTGTACATGTATATCAAATAAAATAATTCTTTTTACTTGAAAAACAAATACTTAATATCCCCATGTGTCACGGACTAGATGCTCTACTTGTCGGGTTCTCCGTCGGCCATCTGCGTGGTACAGCGTAACGTATCTTTTGCCGTTATGCAGTTTCTCGCTCAGTAGATACCTCTCACCTGCTCGTGATCCCCTTTTTGGTGGGTCGATGCAGTATACCGCTCCGTAGCTTGTTACAGCGTAGCGAGGGAAGTCCTCTATTGGACGAGCTTGTAGTTTGGTCAGAACATCTTCTCGACTGAACTCTAGTTCCTTGTCTCCGAATATCTGGCGGGTGAGTTTCTCAGAATCTACGGTGTAGTTTTTACCGTCGTTACCTCTGAGTTGAGTATACCACTTACCTGAACGGAAATTCATGGCGAGTTTCTTTGGCCCACGGTACACGAATCCGCATTCATCGACTTCGTACTTTAGGGCTTGTGGTATTCTCTTACGTTTTAGTTTTATGTCTGTTATTTTGTACTTGGTTTGTGTTTCCATAATGATGAGAAAAAAATTGACTTTATAATGATTAATTAAACATAGCTAGTATAAAAACTTTTTTATATTCTGTATGTAGTTTCATGCATTTTTTTGAATCTCTCCAAACACCTATTTTTATAGGATAAAATAAAAATTGCATGAAACTGTATCTTTTTTTCATAATTTTTCATAACAATAATTTGAATTGCATGAAACTACATACAGCTTTTCAAAAAAGTTTTCAACTTACTCCTACACGTAAATTTAGCATTCATTATTATTTACTTTGATGATATGTAACCCCGCTCACGTAGCCGCACACTGAACCCCGAATCATGGATAATGAACGGTGAATCGTGAGCGACTTTCATTTCCGCTCTTTAGCCTTACGACGGGCCATGATCCGCTCCTTATTCTTCTTGTAGTATTCTTTGTTGTAAGACCGCTCCTTGTCCAATCTATCGGGCTCATTGGTCATTCTATCGGCCCGATTTTTCTTGATTCGTTCCTTATTTAGCTCGTAGTAGTCACGCTGGTACTTGAGACGCTTTTCCTTATTTTTCCTGTAATATTCTTGTTTTTTTACGTTCGGCATACCCCCTTTATATCGAGCGATAGATGTTTAGTCAAATTTTTTCTCGTACACACATATATACATGGGGCGACGCACAAAAAAAGTTGGGGGTGGGGGGTGGCGTGGCGGTCGATTGGTAATGATCTATTGATAGTTAACCATTGTTTACTTTTCAGATCAGTTGATAATGATACATTGTGAATTGTCAAACTCTGTTAAAAGTTTGACGTTGCTAATGATCATGTACAACGGACAATTAGCCATTATCAATTATCAATTATCCGTTATCAATTAACAAGAGCTTGTTAAATGTCATTATAATTTCTATAATATCCTAACAAGTCCTAAAATATAGTAAAATATCCTAACAATTTCTAAAAGCCTAACAAGTTCTAAAAGCCTAACAAAGTATTTTGAACATTGATAGGATATTTAAAGCTCTAACAATATCTAAAACCCTAACAAGTCCTAATCGCAGATTTAACAATCTCTTGTTAAAATTAATGTTATTTTATGGAAAAAAGTGAATATTTTATGAAATATTAGCTTTTTTTATTAGACACTATCTAATTTATATGTATAATGGTTACCAGTTGGACGCAATGAAGCGACTAACAACCTAACAACCAAATATTAGAAAAATAGAAAATGAAAATTACACTCAATAAAGAGCAAAATGAACTAGTTAAGAAAATCACTCCTCAGATTAACAAGGCGGGTAGAATCCTCCGTAAAGGGCAGCTTGATCTTATGAAGGCATTTAATAAAGAGCTTGTTAAGCACGTCAAAGCTCTTGTTAAAACTGGTTTAACTATTAAACAAGCTAGAAAAGTAGTCGAAAAAATCGCCCTTCCTTATATGTCTCAGCAGAATTATTCTCAGCTTATGAATAAAAGCGGGTTGCGTACTACTGAGGCAAAGCGGAGTGACAGTGGCGAGAAAAAAGGTATAACTAAAGAGCAGATCCTTAAATTGTGGGGCGATGCCTCTCCTGAAGTGCAAGCCGACACCTTCGAAGCTCTCAAGCTCCGCATGGCTTAAGTAAGTCTGAGGTCTATCAGGGGGCAATATGTCCCCTGATAGGACTCAGAATTTATTTAACAAGCTCTTGTTAAAATTTGATCTTTGACAGTAATAGGTTGCTAGCACCCGACGCAAAGCTAGCTAGATTTGAGCGAATTAAGCTATATTGATTTGATCAATCTGACAGTTTAGAGAAAATTACAGAGCGGAATCTGTGGAGAGCAGTTTAAAATCCGTAAAGGATAAACGTCCAATCCGTTTACTCTGAGGCATAGCTCTATAATTTGGTAGTCATTTTGATCTGATTAGTTTAACAAGCTCTTGTTAAATCTGAAAATAACAAGCTCTTGTTAAATTTAACAAGCTCTTGTTAAATCTGAAAATAACAAGCTCTTGTTAATTTAAATGTTACGCATCGAAAATCGAAAAACTGCAGATCCTGTTGAGTGCCTCGTAGGAGGGTTGAACATTTTGCAGGGGTCAAAAAAGTTGGGTACGGATTAGCAACCCTTCCCATCCTTCTAGTTTTGGACGCAGTGCATTTAACAAGCTCTTGTTATTTTTAACAGGGAAAGTCTTGTGAAAGTGATCTTAGGTGGACGCTCTTAGCTCTTTAGTTTTGAACGCCTTCTGTCATGGTCGAAGGGACTACGCACTGCCCAACCAATAGAGCGAACGGAAGTTTCACGGTCGTAACGAGTTATGAGATCGGGACGGCTTGGCATTTATCATTGCATCGACTACCGAATACCTGTAGTCGGTGCAATGGAACCAGTTAACAAGCTCTTGTTAAATTAAATAACAAGCTCTTGTTAATTGATTCCATTGCAATCAATGGATTTAACAAGCTCTTGTTAAATTAATAACAAATAAATCAAGTAAATAAAATGATACTATCTATATCAATAGCTGTAATAATCTGCATCGGGTTACCTGTATCTGGATTAATAATAACAAGCAAGCAACTGAGTAGGAGGGAAGCCGACTATCAGCTTTTAAGAAAGCACTACACCGATAAGTTCTTTCGTCTCGAAGAGTTGGAAGAGATACACGATTCCATGACCAGAGCTAGGGATCTATGGGAAGATAAATATAGAAAACTAAAAGTGGACTATAAAGAACTAGGGGAGAAACATGATGATGTTGTAAAGGGATTTGATGAATACCATCGGAGTGCAGGGGAATTGTTTACACGTCGGGACATTGATGGGTTGGCGGAAATGTTAAACGTAGCAAAATGGGAATTCAAAAAACTTTAACAAGCTCTTGTTAAATTATAAACATACAAACCAAGAAAGGAATACCAATGAACTTAACAACTGATAAATTAAAACATCATCGCCCGATGGGGCTGAAGCATAATGAAAATTGTGGGTACTACTACGATAACATATGCAAGTGCGACTATTGGGATGAAGTACGCCCAAACGCTGACAGGTATGGGGTTATTGAATCCTACTTAGCAAATCTTGAGGTGATAGGAGGATTAACGGAAACAGATTAACAAGCTCTTGTTAAATTATAAACATACAAACCAAGAAAGGAATACCAATGAGACAAGTAACTCAAAGAATAAAAGATGCCTTCGAACAACAGAGGGAACTAACAGTATCGAACACATCGACGGATGGACATAACGTCTGGTTGTTCGGTAACAAAATCATCAAGCGAGAGGAGGGTAAAGTATATGCTACTCTGGCAGGGTGGAACACAGTGACTACGAGAGAACGAGTCAATGGGATAACAGGTGCAGGGTTTCATCAGGTAGCGTATAGACCTATGCTGAATGGTGAGCCAGTGAGCGATGATCAGTGGATAGAGGTAGGATAATTTCAACTAATGGTTGGATTGTTAGGTGAGCAGTGTGCTGTGTACAATTTAACAAGCTCTTGTTAAATCGTGCATGGCACACTCATCCCTATCCAACTTACAAACAAACCAAGTAATGAAGCCAACATATATAAAAGAAACTAAGATAGCTTTGCAACTTGCAAAGGAATACCATGACGGGCAACTACGTGCCGTCGGCACGGATATGGGCAAGCCGTACTTCGACACCCACATCCTACGAGTAACCAATGCGGTGAGCTATAGAGCCAGAGCTGCTGCAGCACTGCATGATATTCTGGAGGACACAGTCATGTCATCACATGAACTCGCTTATGTAGTAGGACTCAGACAAGACACCATTGAGGCGGTCGATCTACTGACGCAAGGGGAGTATGAACTCTATCACAACTACATCAGGAGGATTCACAGTGCAGAAGGTGAAGCAGGTAACATCGCAAGGGAAGTGAAGATCGCTGACCTGATGGATAACTTCTCAACCTTTCCAGAGGGGCAGCTTGTACCTAAATACTTAGCAGCACTACACCTATTAACCGAACCATACAGAGCTAAACTTTAACAAGCTCTTGTTAAATTAAAAACAAACAAAACAAATAATACCTATGACAAAAAATAAACTACACCATTGGATCACCCTCAGACAGGGTGATGGATACGGAGTCTTCGATGTAGATTGGAGACTCGATACTATAGATGAGAAGGGCGAGACAGTTGAGGCTGTCTACGTGGACGGATGGAGCTGTGATTCATACAAAGAAGCAATGAGCTGTTTCTACAGTCTGATCGCCAGTCATCCAGACTCATCACATGAGAACGAAGTAACAGGGGTAAAGAAGATCAGAGTTTAACAACTGAGTTGTTAAATCATTAACATAAAAAATAATTCTTGCATTACTATGATAATGCATTATAATATATAATAATAAAACAAATAAACCAATGAATACAGAAAACAATAATCAAAAATACAATGACAAAGAAATCAAAGCAGGTCTTGAGAAAGGCGAGATCTTATCAAAGCTGAACAATATTGTGCAGGTTGTATGGGTCGGTGGTAAACCATCAGGTCTTAGCACTACTCTAAAAGATAAGACTAAAGAAGTGGTTGCCGATACCAACGCTAAGAAGGGTAGAGCTAGAGTCTCCGCTACAGTGGTCGAGACTAGAGGTAATACGCTTGGCAAAATGTCTAGCCTTATCCAACAAACGATCATGGATTACAAGATCGGTACACATCCAAGTGATGTACGTGGAGTACGCCTTGTACCAACTGACAAGGTAGCTGAATTACAAAAGCTGATCGATGATAGATCTAAACAGTTAGATGTACTTAGAAAAGAAGCCCTTACTGAATGGGACAAGATACGTGCTGAATCAATCGAAGGGTTAGGCGATAACATCCATGAAGTCAACGTGCCACAGAATGGCGAAGAGTTCTTATCAGAATTCAAGATCGCTGTATCATGGTCGGCTGCACCGATGGCAATTAAGAAGGGTACTATCTTCGACGGCATGACTGAGGAGGTAGCTAATAAAGTGATTGCTCAATCTGAGAAGACACGCATCGATGTCATGGCAAGGAACCATTCCAAAGTATTGGAACCCGCTATGAAGAAACTTAAAGAAGCTATTAAAAAAGTAACTAAGGGTGAGCGTCTGCATCAGAAGACATTCGATGAGTTGAAAGAAGCTGCTGCAGAGTTGAAGGAATTGAACTGGTTCGAGTTCGATGTCATCAATGATATTGTCAGGGATCTTCAAGAGGTCGGCAGTATCCAACGTGATCACTTAGGTAAGACAGGATCAGCGACAAGAAAGCTCGCAGCTACTGCAATCAAGAATGTGTATAACCAAGCAGAACGTACAGCTAGTAGGCTTGCTGTCTGTGGACTCTAAAATAACAAGCTCTTGTTAAATTAAACCATTAACTAACAAACTAAATAAAAATACAATGAATACCGAAACACCAGAAATTAAATTCAGCGACGTACAAACACAAGCTGAGATCGTATACTCATCAGGAGATTCAGTAATGATTCTCTTGGGATCAGGAGGTACAGGCAAGACAGCTCTTGCCAATGCCTCAGTAACTAAGGCTATCGCTAAACTCTACGGAGTTACCGATGAAACTGTAAAGGTGTACAAGTGTAACTACACTGGTGCATCACCTCTTGAGATCACAGGTTATGGGGTCTTGAAGAAGGGTGCGAATGGTGAGGATCTCATGTCATTCTCAGAGCCAGAGGGTATACCGACGGCAGCACTTCTTGAGAGACTTGGCATGGAAGATACCCCTTGCTTGCTAGTCTTCGATGAGATGCCAGAGTGGGCAGCCGATACAAGATCGTTGGTACGTAGTACTATCGATCCAGATGGTGAGTCTAAGATCGGCTCGCATAGGCTTGGCGAGAATGTCAAGATACTCGTGACAGGTAACCGACGTGAGGATGGGTCACGCTCTGCAGTACTGGATGCCCCGATAGTGAATCGTGGTAATCAGTTTATATTAAAAGCAGATATCAACTCATGGTTGAGTTGGGCATCTGAGTTTGCGTGGAGTAAGTTCTCACCAGTCGTTGAGTACCTACAGTTCAACGCTAAGTTGGAGAATGGTAACCGCTTCGCTCCATCTATCCCACAACCTTGGGATGGATCACCACATCCAACTCCGAGATCATGGGCGAGTGCTGCTAAACAGATCAGCTATATTGAGAACAACCTTGAGCTGAGTAAGTCTGAGTTCAACAAGCATCTCAAGCTGACACTGCAGTCTAAGGTTGGAGACACTACAGCTCGTGACTGTATCGCTTACATCAACAGTTCAACAGGTCTGCTCGATGACCTTGATGCTGTACGTAAGGGTACTATGAAGTTGTCACATAAACCTACTGATCAGTTCAAGATGATTCACGCTGCACTACGAATCATGGACTATGAGCTGACTGACCTTGAGAGTCGAGGCAGGGACAGAGGAACGGCTGTATCCGCGGGCGATGTAGATTGGTTCGTTGATAGATTCCTACTACCCGCTACTAAGGAGATTGCGAGAGCAGGATACCATGCAGCAATCAACGTGGGCATCCCATTGAAAGAGCATCCTAAGAATGCAGAACTGAAAGGACTTTAACAACTGAGTTGTTAACTAAACCATTAACTAAAAAATAGAATACCATGATACATAATATATACGACATACAAGAAGGCGATCCGATTGTGTTCGATCACTACGGAGACAGCACACTAGCGAAAGCGTACAGGAGACTGGAGACAACTGAAGAGTTGTACCCTTACTACAATGCACTGTCACTACTCAAGTGGAGGTGGACATTCAACACCCCATACGGACAGACGGATGGTAGATACCTACGTCTCAATCCGCATGGTGTGATGGAGAAGATAGAACAGACAAGTGATCCAGTTGGACACCTTGCATTCCTACTAGCTCATGAAGGAGGTCATGTGATGTTGGGTATATCCAGACTGTTCAAGTTGATGGGTACTATACCAGAAGATGATGCCCCCGCTCATGAGCTGAATGAGTTCATGAAGCGTAAGCGTCTAATCAATATCGCTGCTGACCATGCAGATAATCTACTCATACTCAAACAGAATGCGAAGCTGTTACCGATGATCGAAGGGTCATGCTGTGACATCCGATTCGATAACATGAGTACGGAGAATATTGTTATCGAGCTTGCCAAGGACGAGAACAATGGACAATCTAAAATGGACGATGAGCAGGGAGCAGAGGACAATGATCAACAAGATGGCGATGATGATCCACAGTCATCCGATGGGGGTGACGAGCCATGTGATGAGGATGCTGACACTAATCAAGATACATGTGAATCAGATAGTGATGGTGATAGCACTGATGAGGGTGATGGTGACGGAGATCAAGAGGGCAGTGCTTCAGGTGGTAAACCTAAACCAACCGACAAAGAAATCTTAGGTGATGATTGGGTCGGGCAGGGTGCTGATGATTTACCTGATGAACCACGTCTTGAGGAGGGCGAGACACTTGAGCAGGTGCTTGAGGAGATTGACCAGATCTCAGATCAGGTGATCAAGCAAGCTGAGTTTGCATCGACATCAAGTGACTTGGGTTTGAGTGACACCATGAGGAGCGTCAAGAATCAGAAGACGCAACGATCATACATGGACTGGAAAAAGTATGTCATGGAATGGAACACCGCTCGTGTTGCTGACGGATGGACTCGACCATTCAATGCACCGATCTTCAACGCAACCAATGGGCTATGCACTGCAGGTCGTGGTCGTGATGGTTGTGGTACAATCGTCTACGTCATCGACAGTAGTTGGTCGATGGATGAACAACTAACATCTGATCTATTGATCCTTGCACAAGAGTTCCTTGATAACATGAGACCTGAGAAGATGGTCATCTTATCCGTATCCTCTGAGGTGCGAGACGTGTATGAGTTGTACTCAGGTGATCAAGCTCCAACTAAAATCAAAGTCGGTGGTGGTACAAGATTCCATCCCGCATTCCAGTGGGTCAATGAGAACGAACCATTCTGTGACGGGCTAGTCTACTTAACTGATGGTTATAGTAATGATCTAAGGAACTTACAAGAGCAGCCTTATCCAGTGCTGTGGGTATCATACGGATTACAATCTAAACACTACACAATCGGTGAGGCAATCGACGCACCACCAAGCAACGCAGGTATCGCTGCATAACAAATATAAAAACCAAATAATAAAATGAGTGAAGAAATAAGAAGAGGTTTCATTGTAGAAACCAACATATCAAAATGCATTTGCACTGACATAGAACCTCACAACGTCATCAGAGATGATGTCGATTTGGATTACTTCCAGTGGGCTACTGAAGATTATGACCACTTCGTTGACCAAGGTAAAGACGGGTGCTGTCCTAAGTGTAATAGTAAAGTAACATTCGACTGGCACTTTGTTGTAACCCATAGAGAGAAACCCACAAAGGAGGAAACAAAATGATAATCATAGCAGGAATAATTATATGGCTGTTCTTAGTAGTACTAGTACTTAGATTTTTTGCAGCCGCTTCAGAAAGGAGAAACGAAGATGAACGAAGATAACTCAATCCCTTTTCTTAAAGGTCTTGAAGCAAAAGCAGGTGAATATCTTAACAGGTCACACGCTATACGTAGTTCATTTAAACTGGATCATATCGACTGGCGTAGATTTGAAAGAGCGGGACAGACACTTAGCCAATACTACTTCGCTTACGATAATTTAGATTCAGATGAAGAGCGAGAGGCTGTACGTTTATACACGAGACAAATCATAGCCGCTATGGATCACATGTGGGAACACCAAGAGGTAATCAATGAACGTGTAAATGAAATAAACAAAAAGAAAGAACAAGCTATAAGGGAAAAGCAAGAGAAGAAAGAACAAGAAGCGTTAGATAAGAAACGAAAAGAGGAGCAGGAGGAACGAGATCGCAAGCAGTGGGAGAGGTGCTATAAAGATAAACCTAAGTATGAGGATAAATACTCCCTACTCATGCCACTCAACATGGTCTCCGAATATCGTGAGCAGAATCATAAATTCTGCATTAACACGGAACCACCCGATGAATCATTGGATATTGAAAGAATATATGAGTATGGAATGTCTTGTTCCTACACTCCATCATCAAGACCAAATAACTTCAGAGGAAAGCTAAACCATTAACTTAAAAATAAAATAAATGAATACATATACACACGACTACAGCATTATGTTTAGTGTCACGACTACACATAAAGATCCTTGGGATGTGTCCGAAGACGGACTGACATCAGCACTAGTACAGCGGATACATAACATCGCTGATTCGGAAACAATGAGCGAAGCTATTGAACATGTTGAGACCATAACGCATGTAGATAACCCAAGCCAGAACACTAACTTCCATATCTTAAAAGCACTCGGAGATATAGAATGGGATCTTAAGTTCCTTGCAACACGAGCAATGGACAGTGAAGAAAAGAAAGACATACTCGAAAGGTTATCCGAAGTTAAAGAACAGATAAGTAAAATATATAAATGAAAATTGATTGGGAAGAAAAGTATAGAGAGCTTGAACTACACTTAATCAAGATGCGTATGCGATGCTCTGAGTATAGAGCAGGAGTAGAGCATGCACTGAAATGGTTACAAGAAGAAGAGGCTGACAACATACACCCCGCAACAAACATAACCCACTTAACTGAACAGGCGACGTGGGATAAAATAAAAACTAAAAAACATAATAAAGAAAATGGCAACTAAACTAGAGAAACAAATAACAAGAGAAGCAGAGATCAATGGAACCATGTACCATGTATCATTGACACCTGACCCTGAACCATCAATCACTTTCCGTGAGAAGGGGACAAGGGGCAAGGGTACATCACTCCCTCTTAAATCATTATTAAAGGAATCAACTAAGTTAGATGAACCTATCAAGCCTAAGAATATTGGTGACGTTTATATGACTGCGGCTGAAGTGAAATCTAAAGTCGCTGTATCGAACAGGGATTACAAAGAGAAGGTAGCTGTACTTGCTGCTATCGATGACATGATCAAGCTCGCTGAATGGGAAGCCAATAAGAACGCACCCGATACTGCAATAATAGAAAATCAAAATGAGTAATCATTTATGTGTTTGACTCATACATTTATATCAATTATAATTGGATATCCAAAATGAATATAATAAGACAGATCCAACCCAAAGGGGCTCCTATTATTATAGACGTACAGATGGATGATGACGGAAACATCCTAAAGGAAACAGTAAGAATTTTCCCCATCCTCCCAACAGATCCTCCTCTCATAGGGGAGGGTCTACCTTTTAACATCTCAGACCACCACAAACCAACAGAATGAAACTAGTAAAAAAAGTAGAACCACAAACAGTACTCAACGCCATTACAGATCTATCGGGATTTACTTCTGATGACCTATCGTCCGATGTATCGGGAGGTACAATCGCTGACTGGAGACACTTAGGAATGTACATAGCGAAACAGTACGGCATCCCATTGAAGACAATCGGTGCAATGTTTGGTAGACATTTTAGTACTGTCTCATCTGCAGAACGTAAAGTGAAGTCTTTGCTTCAGCATGAAGAAGTGAGTAGTGCTATTGATAAAATAAAAGCTAAAGTTGAAAACACACAGGAAGAGTAAGATGTTTATTAAAAAATATTGTAAGCCTGACCGACCTCCTTTTGAGAGGATACTAATGACACAATCTGATGAGCCGATTCCAAACTACCATGTGTATGGTGAGCGTGATAAGCAAAGCCCAACGACATTGTATTGGGGAACGAATCGTGCAGATGCTGAAGCGACATACGATTCTTTAATGCATCGCTACATGTTTCAGATGAAGGCTACTTTTTAATGAAGAAAATTTTATCGCCCCGTCGATATGCTGACATGATAGATGAAAGGTTTATAGGTATTCCCCTTTCGTCTTGATTGTCTTTTACCAAAACAACACCCCGCCCTTACAGTTCTTTGCTTCTTTCTAGCTGTAGGGGTGGGGTTAGTTGTTTCTACTCTACAGGAATATATCGACCGTAAGTTTCGAGTTGGTTCTGGAAGGTACGCAATCTTTCAATATGAGTATCACCTTTGACTGCCATGTTACGAATGAATGGAACCTGCAAAGCGGGACGCTCCATCAAACCATTTAAGAGTAAGGCGACTCGACGTTTACCATACCCACGCTCTAACGCTTGAGCATATATCTGTTCGTCGGTAAGACCTAACTTTTTATATCCCCTAAATGTTTTAATTAAATGTTCGTTAATTCGTCTACGCCTTTCAATCTCCCTGTCAGCCATGCCTCTTATCGCATCTTCTGATAGCGGGTCATCTGTATACATGCGGTTTTTAAGTGCCGCTGCTCTACGATATTCACCCGCTCTTTCTGATAGGAATCGATCAAGCTGTTTTTCTGGCACTATCTCGTATGGTTTAAATGGGCGGAACTCTTTAACTAACGCTCCTAACGGAGTCATGATAAAATCAGAGATATCTGGATCTCCCTCCATCAGTTTAACAAACCCGTCTCTAGCCACTGTCTCAACAGATTTTGGCATGTACGCCTCTGAGAAAATAAACTGAAACTTTTTAGAGAAGGCTTCCCATGCAGTGTCATTAGCTTCTGTAATAGGTCTACCATTCTCTGGATCTCTATTGTTTAATGCACTGGTTACAGCTCCCGCAAGTATTTGTTGATCGAGATACTGATCAGCAACCATCGCTTTAAAGAAAGCGGCTCCTGCTTCTGATGGACTACCTCTCATCAACTCCTCAAAAGATCGTAGAATCGGATCAACCATCATGGCATATGGATTAATGTAAGTAAAATCTAACGAGTGCAGCTTACCTCCTTTATTGTAGTAGAAGAATGTGTTACTTCTTAGATACTCAGGCATCGAATCTCTAAGAGCTTCATCTTCTTCCTCACCTATACCAGTGAGAGCATTAACAATAGCTGGAGTTATAGCAGAGTACCCAACTAAGACACCGAAGAAGCTACCCATTCTGACTTGTCCTCTTTTCTTAATAACTGGATTAGGGTCTGCCATCTCTTCTCTTGCTATCATAATGGTATTCAACATGATTCTTGGAACTTCTATCTTGAATCGAATGAAGGGGGCAAACATTATACCAAACCATGACTCCTGCATTTTCTGTACAAAAGGAGGAGCTTGATCATAACTTTGTGCAGTCCTCTTAACTTTCCTCGCAGCCAGTTCCATGAGCTGGTAATCACTCATTGCTGAGTAATCATACTTTCCTTTTTTAGTTGTATTCGGTACGTGTTTAGCTCTCGCTTGTTGTAGTACCTCTAACTCATTCATGAAGTAGGCAATCTTGTAGAAGTTATCTACGGTCTGAGAGAGTTCTCGTAAGCGACCTAATCCTCTTAACTGTTTACGTCCTTTCTGGATTAGCTCACTTCCTTTAATGAAATCTACCCCCTTATCGAGAGCATCTTTTCCAGCTTCTGTTTTAGAATCTACTTCGATTTCGTCCAGACTCTCTAGAAGTTCTTTCTGTATATCCGCTTCACTTTTTGGGTTTGTTAAAAAATCCTGTAAGAGTCTAGCTTCTATTTCATTACCTACCACACCCAACTGAATCATGGTTCTATGGAATGCACTCACTTCTTCTGGCTCCATTGATAAGTATTTCTTACGTACCCACTCTTGCTGTAAGGACTTAGCCATTTTATCTACCCTCCAGAATCCTTGAGAAGGCCCGAAGAAGAACATGTTAGACACTATGTTTCGAGTATAGAATCCAATAGATCCTAATGTTTTAGCACCTAAAGATAATCCTGTTAACTTAGCTCCAACTTTAGTTATGGCTTTATTTGCTTTTTGAGCTTCAGTTTCGGTTATATTAAACTCAGGATTCAGTATAGCTTTAACGGCTGTAGCCATCTCTGAGAGAACGTAATAGACCTCACCATTCGCTAATGGAGCAGTGTTGATCAGGTTAGTATCTGATCCGTAACCTATCTGTAGTGCTGTATATCCTTCAGGAGCTTCTTCATAATCTTCCTTTGTCAGTTTCTTTCCTTCTTCTACAGTGTCCTTCAACTCTGCTTTGATAATAACAGGATCTCCTGTTAACGAACCACTTTTACCCGTTCCAAAATCTACAAAATTCTTTATAAAACTTATCTGAGTAGCTACGTTACCGACGTGTTCAAAAGTTTTGAGAAGAGAATTATATCCAGTATCATCACTTATCTCCCCTAAGAGTTCTCTTAACTCTTGTGGGGGGTTCTTCCTTCGCTTCAAAGAATCTACATCTAAACTAACGATTTGCTTTGAGTGGTCTTTAAGAGCCCCGAACAAATTGCTAACACCTACTTGTCCTTTCGTTAAATGAATATCAAGATAATCATTTACCAATTTAGATTTAAACTCTTCTACTTCTTTAGAAGGATCAAAACCAGCGTCTCGCATATCATCTCTCCAATTTTTGTTGATCAACTTGTAGTGATTAAACAAATAGTTACCAGCGTTTTCACGAGCGGCATGGTATTGAGGATCAGTTTTAATCTTATCTTTATAATCCTTATCTGAGAAAAGCCTGTATTTTCTGTGGATGTATATATCTAAGTTGTCTGTTATAGCGACACCTATTTCACTATCCGCACCGACAATATTACGGATGGCTCTAGATAGTTCATTTGTCTTTTCACGTAAACTTAATAAGTGTTTAACGAGTTCTGTATCATAAGCATCTTTTTTAGGGACTTTTTGTAGCTCTGCTAATTTCTCTATAGCTTTACTTTTATTTCTAGTAAACTCCTTCCTTTTGTCTTCAACATGTTTTGCTCTTATTTTAGTAATTTCTGCATCAGTTTTACCTTCTATCTTTTTAAGATATTCAGGGTCTGTTTCGGGAGATATATTTTCACGGCTACCCACTATATCTTGTATTAAACTAACAGGAGCTTTACCTCCAAAGTCTTGTTGAATAATTTTCTCTAGTTGATCTTTAAATTTTTTAACATCATCCTTTACAGCCAAACGTATTTGGTTTCTTTGTTCGATGATTAACTTAACTCTTGGGTCTAAATCTCCTCTAAACTTATTAACAACACCTCCAAATATACCTTCTTTCATTTTTCTATACTCACCTGTCTCGAATACAGGTAACTGAAAAACAGGTTCATAGCTTCCGTAACCCAAACCACCTTCAGTTGTATCGAACGTACCGCTTTCAAGACCACCTGCTTGTGTGAATCGGACATCTCCTTCTCTACCATAGTCAGGACGACTACCCCATACAGGTTCTTGTACAAAAACCCTATTGCCTACATGGATAGCAGTGCTTCCATTTATCACAGGTACAGGGTCTAATGGGTTCGTTACATCCACAAACTCTGAGCTCCTTAAAGGATTAACAGCAACCTCGACCCAACGATCTTTACCTGTTTTTTTAGGGCCAACTTTACCACTAGCCCAATCTTTACGAAAAGCATTTAAGTCTTTAGGTTTGAACTCCATCAGTTCACCTTCCGTAGAAGCCATAAGAAATTTGTTAGTTCCTGTAGCTATTTTGGTCGCAGCACCAACTTTGCTTTCTATACCATCTAATTTAATTTTCGCATAGCCTGTATAAGCTAAAGCACCTTCCATACTTGGCCCCATTATAGTGACAGCATATACAGGAGCACCTTTTTCCTTTATAGTTTTATTAAATGTAGGGATATCTAATCTAATTGAAACCTTTTGATTTTGGAGTTGCTCAAAAGCATCGTTATATGAGATAGCCCCGAACTTAGTGCTTCCTCCTGCTTTTACTTTAGAAGAATAAACTGGTTCAGTAGGAGTAGACTCTTTCGTACGCCACACATTTTTTATGTCTTCTGCATTAGGAGCTTTAGGAACTTGACCTACATTCTTATAAGGAAATACTTTGTTACGGATTTCATTATATGTCGCTTGAGTTATCTGCTTTTCAAATAAACGGTTTGCAGCTACAGCAAGTATACCTGACCTATCCTTGTTTATGTTATCTACGGCCTTCTGAAATATCTCTTGCTCTGCAGGATCGTTAAGATCACTAGCAGTTTTTATTTTCACAAGAGAAGCAACTTGCCTCTCGTTTACCTGTGATGTGATCTGAGGAACATCTTCTATATTATCATAAGCACCTTCTAAAGAACCTGCTTGTGTGTACCTTATATCTTGAGAAGATAAATCGAACCTTTCAGATAATGGGATTATATCTCCATTATCATCTCTTGTTATAGGCTTAGATGATTTGATTGCTGTGTTATCCCGAACAGCTATATTCTCTGGAGGACTCCATGTTTGGTCTTCATTAATAAGTATAGCGTCGTACTTCCGAAAGACAGCATCAATGACACTTGGGATTTCCCAAGCTCTCCAATAAGCCTGTTTAATTAAATCCATAGCTTCGTCAGGCAAAGGGAATTCCTTACCCTTTGTTTCGAAGTGTCTCCGAAACTCAGGCTCAAACTCTTTCCAGTTTTTAGTAGGATCAAAAACTTTATCTGCTTTTAAATAACCTTCCATTACTGTACGTCCCATATCCCGCTTGGCTTCACTCCATGTCATTCCATCAAGTAACGATCTTTCAAGATCCTCTGTTTGTTTTATAATAGCTTCTTCATCTATAGGCTGACGATCTACTATCATCATCTTATATTCGAGCTTATTTCTTAGTTCTTCGGATTTTTTGAACGCCTCGTCGATCCTCTTCTCAACGTCAGCAGGACGTGCTTTAAGTCTTGAATAGGCATTTGCAAATGATTTACTCTTAGAAAAGAATATGAGGCCATCACTTTCTCTACCTTTAAAGGACGTAAAGTTTGACTTAGTTCCATGATAAACAGGGCCGTAAGTATACCCTGCTCTTTTAGCAGCCTCACTCACCATGATCTGTAGGTCTATGTCATTTAAACCTGTTTTAGGATCTTCTGCCAGCTTCATATACTCTGCATCTAAAGAACCTGCTTGTGTTTCACGTACAGGTTGTATTCTTCCAGCAGCCGCACTGACTTGCTCCATCTTCTTCTGCCTATCTACTTTAAGATTGGCATCATATTTAAATGGCCCAAGTTTCTCCTCCATGATTTCAGCGGGGATTTCCCTTGCGACACGTCTCTTCTTAAAGTTCTCGTTTGGAGATACTACACTTTCACCACGAATCTCTGAGGCTTTATCCAACATGATTTCATGTGAACCTTTGTCGGGGCCAAGATCACTAACAAAACTTACAAATTTTAAGTCTGGATTTTTCTTCTTATTTGTTTCAACAAAAGATGCAATAACATTACCTAACGCATTTATACTCTCTTTGTATGCTGCTACATCAAAAGGAAGTGCAAAAGTCTGGCCTATTCCTCCGTCTTCTTCGGGTAGTTTAATAGCGTCTTGCTTTACTATTCGCCCTATCTGATCGACAGGGTCTGTAAATAAACCCGTGTTATCGTACGGAGGGAAGTCGTGCCAAAAATCTTGAGGTACAACTCCTAGAGGTTCTGAAATCGTTACGTAGTATACCCTACCATATTTTTTACTTACCCCGCCATCATCAGTAATCTTCCTCATTTTGTTATAGGATTTATATGTCAGACGTTTACCCATTTTAGGGTTCTGTATATCACACCAAGGTTTAGCTGCTGCACATGGTACGAATGCAATAGTGTCATGCCCATCAGGAATCTCAAAGTTTGACATATCTGAATGCCAGTTAGACACTTTTTCGTTCTTAATTAACGCTGCCGTCATAGCAGGAGTAGGAGCGAACATATCAAAAGTGAGCTCAGGAGGTGATATATCATGAGTCTCCTCGACTACTTTCCTTCCTTTATTATAAATAGATCTCCTTCTGTTAAAGTAAGATCTAATAAATCTAATAAGCTGGACAGGAGGAAGTACAACACGGCTTGTTGGTTTTCCTGTTTTATTTGATATTAAAGGTTTACCTAATTGTTCAAACTCTGCGTCGTTTATCTTTAATGTATCCTTTATGAAAGACTCAACTTGAGCTGCATCATCGAGATCTAAGTTATCGACAGCTTTATCTATATCGAAAGCTCCCGCTTGTGTTTCACGTACGCCCGTTGGAGGTGAATACCCGAACTCGTAAATTGAATTACCTTCGGTGATCAACTCCCCTGCCTTAACTTCTTTGGTTAATACTTTATATCCTTTGTCACCAAACATTCTAGCTCCATGCATTTCAGCATAGTCACGATCCGTAGACACCCAATCTCCTGCATTAATTCCTCCTTTTACATTTGATGGCACACCCCTATATACAGTTACTTTAGCGTCAGGTTTTCCACGTACAGATACAATTTGATCATAGACCTTCTGGTCATTGATCGTATCATATGCATTACCAGTACCGTAAAGTCTTAATCCATCAGGTGAGTAAAAGTCAGATGGATACATTCCTTCATCCATAGCACTCATCGGTGACCCGTAACCTCTATCGGGGGCTCTATGAGATCCTCTATAATCTAACTCACCCTCTTGTGTTTGACGTACACCCATATCGATCTTCCTATTTGGATCACGATCAACGAATGGCTCTTCTTCGGTCAACCCTATTATTCTATTAATACTACTCTCTGGATCATCAATATCAAATCTGACGGAATTTTCTAAAGCGAAGCCTCCTTTTAATCTTGTCATCTCGCCTGTCAGTCTGTTTAGAGCTGCAGAGATAACAGGGTTATCAGCGTCCAATTCTCTTATAGCATTAAAACGATTTACATAAGAACGTAAGTAGCGTAAAAATACCCTCACAAAACTTGGGTTACTTTTATAAAACTCTATTTCTTGTTCTGTAGTAAAACCTTTTGTAATCCTTTGAGCCCTCATACGGAGGAACTCATCGACTATGATGTGCTGCTCGTTGATGCGATCTACGTTGAGAGCATCTGGCCCAAGGTTTGCACGAGCGTTAGCTCTCTTAGTATCTGTCTTGTAATACGTGTCTATTATCTCGTTTATTTGATCTACACTTAAACTTGAGTAAATAACATCTATCTCAGCTTTAGCTAAGTTCCTCCATGCTGCATGGTGTATAACTTCATGGACTGCTTCAAATCGGGCAACGTGTTGTGCATTAGCTTTATTTAATCCCATCGTAAGCCTAGCAAGACCCCAAGGATTTATAATAAGTGTCATTCCGTCTTCAGTTGCTACAGCTCTGTAAGCTCCAAGGAACTTGTTATTCTCGTTAATATCGACACGAACATCCATACCATAAAACGAAGCGATGCTTTCAGCATTAGCTCTTGCGTCTTGGTATCTTTCGTAATGTTCTTCTGCAGTGAGTCCTTCACCTAACTTCTCTGATTCTTCCTTCGTACCCCATATAGTATCAAAGCTACGGATTAATTGCTCTTCTTGTTCTATTGCCTTCTGCCTCCCCTCTTCTAATTGTCTTTCAAGAGCCTCGTCAACAACACCTTCTTGTGTCTCTCTAACCTCTAGTTCTTCTGGGGATACTAAAAAGAAATCACGTACTTTGGTGGGATCTAAATTATCTAGTTCTTTGTTTGTGTTAGACTCGAACTCTTCTTTAGTAACTTTTTCTCCTGTAGTCGAGTCAAAGAAATCGAATGTAGCTTGAGTTCTCGTTTCAGACTCCGTAATTTGATCCAAACTAATGTACTGCTCAATTTCTTTTACAGTAGCTCCGTACTCAGTTTCTAATTGGCTTTCTGTTATAGACCCGTCTTTAAACTTAGCATAATCTGCAAGCAGTTTATTTATGGTTTCAGTAGGTTGTGTTGGGGTAATATCAAGATCACCTCTTGATCTTGCAGCAGCTCTAAACTGTCTAGCTAACTCTGTTTTATTTTCTTCTAAATAGGCTTGTGTTAAAGGAGATCCTGTTTCCCCTAACTCTTTTATAATGTTATCTATAGTTTGCTGCTGGAATCTTTCGTAACGAGCCCCTGTGCCTTTATCAAACATACTCTGAACACCAACAACGCCAGCACCCATGACACCTCCTAAAGAAGCGGCATGCAATCCAACCATCATCCGATCTATCATTGGTGTGTTTTCGTTGAGGGCGGCATCCATAATGAATGTTTGTATAAATTCATCAAGCCCTTCTTCAGCAGCTTCACTAGCTGCAGGAATTCCGAACTGTCCTAAGAATCTAGATTTTTTTGCTCCATTGCTAAGTTGCTCTGCAGCTATCTTTTGTATGTCTTCTTTGGCTTTTTTAGCTCCTAACCCTTTAATAGAAACATTAGTTAACTTTTTAATTCCAGCTTCCATACCTTTAAAGGTCATGCCTCTTAGGAATGCTTGCTCGAATCCACCAAAACCTATACCCATAAACGCAGAGGTGATTAGACCTGTAGTAGTACCTGCCATCAATGCGTAACCTAAAGCAGCATCGTGCTTTTCTTCATGTGTTAAAGAATCTGGCTGTGCTGCATATACAGTAGCGTATGTATTACCAGCACTTCTATTTGCAGCCGTTAAAAATAAAGGTGGATATGGTGCTGCTTTACGGAAAGTTTTATTAGCTATCGCTTTGTTATAAGCCTTGATTGCTTCTTGTACTCCCTCACTAACTACTTTATCGCCCGAATCTTTTCCTTTCTTTCTAGCTGCAGCCTTCAATGCAATATCTTTTGCTGTATCACCGAACTGCCTACCCGTAGCAGCCTTAGTTAAATTTTTAACAAGTGCTTTAGCTGTTTGTTTGGTTCCAGCTTTAGTTCCAGCATATAAAACACCACCAGCACCTAAAGTTCCTGCAGACAACAGAGCTGTCGCAGAGACATCAACAACCATTGGCGCAACCACGTTTGAAAGATCCATACCCCAACCAAACTCGTCACCGAAAATCGCAGCGACTTCTCGTCTACGCTGTCTATCCATTTGGTTATCAACCAAATATTTTGTAGCTCCTTCACTTTTGAAAACTACAGCCCCTAATGAAGCAAACAACCCTACAACCGCATCGGGTATCGTTGCCGCTATATCTCCTAATCTGTTTTTTATAGAACTGTAATTACGTTTATCAGCTAAGAAAGTATCCAGTATGTCTACATCAGAGGCTCCACTAGCTCTTCCCGCTTGTTTTGCAGCTATCCAATTATCACTTGTCGCTGCTGTATCGGCTAAAAACTTATCGTACTGTTCGTAAGTTAACTGCCTGTACAATTTACGCTGATTTCTGAGCGATGTAATTTGATCCTCTGACAATCTATCATCGTTCTTGATCGCCTTCTCGAACCTTTCTTTTTGTTGCATAAGGTTCGGGTGTGCCATTGCATGACCACTTCCCAATATACGGATGTTCTTAGAGTCATCTTCATCGTAAAATTTAAATTCTCCTTTTTCATTTACCTCGTTCGCTGCCAATAGTTCAACAGCATCTCTGATTTCTTTATCAGAGTATCTTTCAAGAGCAGCTCCTTCACCGAAGCCATTCTTACGTGCATACGCTGATGACAAACCTTTACGTATATCACCGACAACGGCTAAGATATCTTGCTCCTGATCTAAAGTAGCATCCTCATCTTTTGATTTGATAAGTCCACGCATTACATCGAGTGCATTCTGCGGTATTTCAGCATCTTCATCTGATCCTAATACTGCATTAAGTTCAGTTAATAGCTGTGCCTCTCTTATGTTTTCAAAAACACTAGCATCGGACATTCCCTTTTTTAAACCAGACATGACACGATAGGCATCTGAATAGTTCAATGCTCCTAATCGGACTGCATCGTCCAGTGATTTACCTCTGTCAGTTATACCAGCACCACCAATAATTTTATCTACACCTTTATCGTCTTTAACTCTGGCAAAAGGTAAAACTCCTGAATCAACCAGTAAGGTCTTCGCACTATTAAGCTGTTTATCAAGCTCCTCTTGATTCCCGCTTTCACTTTGTATGTTACTAAGATAAGTAGACCCCGCTCTCTCACCATACGCCATACGGATTAAGTTGGCTTGAGTCTGCGCGTCAGCTTGTGGTTTGAGTGTATCTAAGAAATCCTCTGACTCAACTTGTTCGGGAGTTACTAATTGATTATTAAGTAAACTACCTACTAAGCCTTGTGTAATCGATGATTCTACTTCGTCGTCAAGTTCGCCTGTACGAAAGAAATGCCCTCTCTGGTAATCGGCATAGCCTTGAGCACTGAGCAATGGATCATTGATATTTGACCCTGAAGAGGATGACCACTGACTGAACGATTGCAGTGGTGCGACGTTGAAGTTTACGTCAAGGTCATTAGGCACGGGGGTTTTCTCCCCCAACGATAATGTTGGATATAGGTCTGACACAGCAGAATTTGGGTTTGTATAGTTATTATATAATTAAATTACTCACTCCAGCTTGAAGCCGCAGTTTCTGCAGCAACATTAGGAGCAGTTAATTCTTGTCCACGTCTCATGGAAAGCATTCTTTTTTGCCTTGCTAGAATTCCAAAGGCTTCGTTGAAAAGAGTTGTTGCGTCTTTTGCATTCAACGCTTCTCGTTCTTCTTCCGATAAAGCTCCTTTTAACAACTCAATTAAATTAATTATAACTTCTTTATCTGTTTTACCGTCCAGTCCTATACCTTTACTAGCGAGGAGTTCTTTAACTAATGGATCTGATGATCCAGCTCCCTCTAGTCTAAATAACATACCCTCAATGTCTTCTAGTTCCTTCAACTGCTCTGATCGGGTAAGTTTAGTTTGCTCTAACCTTTGTACAGATTTAGTAATATCTTTATAAACAGGACTTAGCATTCCTTCGAAAGGAGTGATGTCTCCTCCTGCTTTAGCTAAATCCATAATCTGCCCTTGCAATTTATCTTGATCTGCTTTGCTTGTCTTTAAGGACTCTCCTGCTCTTGTAAACAATGTGCTTATACCAGTATCTTTCATTACTGAAGAAACTGCAGGAGTCATCATTGTTGATACCAGTGCTTTTTGTTTTTGTGAGTCTGTCCCTTTAGAGTCTAAAATCTGCTGAATTCTAGAAGCTACTTGTGGGCGTATCTGAGCTGTTAGTTGTTCTTCTCTATTCTTTCTCTGAGCTACTTGTAAATCGACAAAGGCTTTTTTGTCTCTAGAAATACCTCCTAATTCTGTTTGGAATTGTTTAGTGAACATTGCCCGTTCTGAAGCAGGTAGTTTAGCTGCCGATACATCAGCAAAGTACGCTCCACGTAAATCCGCCATATCTCCTGTGGGGTCGAATGATGGCCCTGCCTGACTCATCGCAGCAATACGTTGTTCTGATCTTCTCTGTAATGCCCTACTATCGGGGGTCATTATAGTTGGCTCGTTAAGACGAATCTTTTCCCCCTCTAAAGCCATTTGTTGTGCTGCTGCCGCATAACCTTGTCTACGTAACCTACGTGCAGCTCTTCTGTACTTAGAAGATGGGCGGTCTAAAGAGTATCTTTGACCTAACTCGTAGGATGGCATTGTAGTAAACTGCATATATGTAAATTATTTATTTTTCTTCTTCGCTTTTCTAGCAGCGTTCTCAAGCATCTTTTTTCTAGAAGCCTCACTTGCAGGTCTTGCCCTCATGTCTCCTATAGCTCTGCTTGCTGCGGGTGATGTCCTGTCTTTCCCAACTGGCCTACCGAAAGCACTTGAAGTCCTACCGAAAAACGATGCATTTTCTGAATCAGATTTAGCTGCTTGTGCTGAGATAGGAATTGATGACTCATAATTCGGAGAGGCACCCATCAAAGGGTTTTGAGCTGCCATTCGAGCTTGGTCTTTTTTAACTGCTATGTTTACATCAGCGCCTCGCTTATCATCTCGCTCTTTTTTCTTTCTCAGGAAACCCCCTCCAATAGGTCTACCTTCTCCATCTTTAAAAAATTTACCTGTTGCTCCCATAACTATTAATATGTTCCAAATGCTTTCTCTTCTTTTTCTTTTACCATCCTTAAAACTTCCGCTCTTTCTGTAGGAGATAAGTCTTTTAAGAACGGTGACTCACCGAAAATAGGTTCTTGAACTTTAAATTGCTTATCCAACATTTCTCTCTTCTGTCTTTCACGCTCTCCTGCTGCTTGTGCAGCCATTTGCTGTTGTCCTGCAGTTGTTCTTTTTTCTACCTCTAAAGGATCTTCTCCTGTATCTTTCATGAACTGCACCCTGTCTTTAAACCTTCGCAATGCTTCTCTTTTAGGTTCTTGTATATTGAACTGACCTTCACGGATTCGTGCCTGTACTTCAGCAGGGGTACGTAGACGGAAGCTACCATCAGGCTCTGTTTTTCCTAAACGTGTCGGAGCAAGTATCTGCTGGTCTTTGAGGAACTGTTCGTAACCTCCTCTATACCCATATAACCCTTCGGTTCCTGCAAGAGCTGCTTGTTTATCTCTTTCTTTTTTTAGAAGATCTGCTTTACCCGTAGGCGGTTTATCTTGTCTTTTGTCTGAGTCTGTTCCATCTCCTTTAGACTCCCCAAAACCCATTTCTTCATTTCCCCAATCGGTTACTTCAGGCAACTCTTCTTCTTTAACTTTTTCTCCTTGAGGATCAAACCCTTGGAAATAAGGGGCGTTAATATCGAGCCCTTGTGCTTTCAACTTACTTACATCATCGGAATCTCCAAAGAAAGTATCACTGGCAAATCCAAATTTTTTTAAGTATGAGCTTTCAAATTTAGGGTCGCCAAACCTCCCAATGTTTTTTACAAGAGTTTCTCTAAACCCCATCTCTGGATTTTCTCCAAGAGGCGTAAATTTACGGTCAACATCCGACACAAATAAATTTTTAATTTGTGGGTCTTTAGATAATCTTTTTACAAAATCAGCGAAATCATCTACTAATTTTAAATTAGGGTCGTAGATTTGTGCAAACCTAAGCCCAAAACCCTTCCACCCTACTGGAGGCTTATCAAGAGCTCTATCCATTAAGTCTGCGTAGTAAGATGTAACTTGCTCCCACCTGTCCCTACTCATTCCTATTGAGTCTAACTGCTCGTCTGATATATCACTTTTCGCCATGTTTATTTATAGTATGTATTACCTATAAATTTAGTTTTTTTATATGAAAAGTCAACAAGCCTATGTTCCTTGTAGAGTTTGTGAAGAAAGCATATTAGATAACCCTTTGATCGATCTTCTTTGATAAGGTCTACTGCTTGTTTTCCCTGTTTCTAAAGGCTCAACTGCGACTAATCCGTGCCTCTGTCGAGCTAAATCTAAGCAAAGAAAAGCAGCATCAGCCAAGTCAGGAGACTTTCCGAGCCTTGCTTTATACTCAATCTTGCTTTCTATCTTCATTCGGAGGGTTGCTCCTTTGATCATATCGTAGTTTCTGCCTGTTATTTCCTGCGCTAAATCCCCATTTACCCCAAATATTTGTTTAGTTCTGCAAAGTTCTTTGCCAACAAACCACAACTCTGTTACTCTATTTACGTATAATTCACTACCGATTAATTTAGAATTAGCAGATACTTTACGTTCAGATGCCTTCCCACCAAAAGAAACCCTCAAAATCTCGTCGCTCCATTCTCCAGCTAATACGTCACAAAATGGAGCACCTGCTCCAGTTGCGTCTACTGCAATATCCATCGGTTTTATCTTTCTTTTTTGACACTCCTGCTTCACCTGACGAACAATCTGATAAGTCCTTGGAACCGCTTTGTTGGTGGCATCGTCATTCAAATGGATCGCTTCGCCCAACTCGCAAACGTACTGACCGTTAGTATCGTAACCAACAAGCCCAGTGTACAGGATACATCGGTCGCCCCCGTTGGTAAATGCAGGGTCTAATCCTGCGATAGGTATAGGTTTACCTTTCCACTGCACTTTGTTCATAGCTCCACTGCGGGACAGTTCCGCTTCGTTGTATATGGTATCTTCTTCATCACCATCAAAAAACACGGCACGGCACATCCTGTAGTACCCTCGTGACTCCTGCCCCAATAGTGCTTTATCTTCGTTTAGTTTCTCAGTCGTTGGTAGCCAAGGGTATATGACTTCATCAGCTATGACGTTAGGGCTCCGTTCTGCATCGAACCTTACGTACTCCCCACCCCACTTAGTTCTCCATTGGTAGTCTGTGTTTGTGTCAACGCTATCCCACCCATGTTGTGGTGTAGACCAAACACCAAAAGCATCGAATCTAGAGTTAGGGTTACTTAGTCCTACTAACTCAAAGCGTTCGTTCTTCGATAAGTTACTTAGACCAGCCTGTACAATAGCCTCTGATATTTCTGAAAGCTCATCCGCAATCAGTATTATTCTTTTTTGTTTAATACCAATGAACTTACCTATCGCTTCTTTTGTCTTAGACTTTTCTGCTGCGATCAAAGATAACCCAGCACGTTCTATTAAGTTACCTTTTTCTGTTACGTATGCTGCGTTACCAATACTATCTCGTATACGAATAGGAGCTCCTTCAATAACCATTAATAAAGAAACAACTGAACCCCATATCCTTTTACGAGCTTCTCGTAGGGTGGTAGACGTAAGTAGTATCAGCGTATCTCTTGGAGCAGCTAACCAATTTAGTATCCCCCAAGCAGCTAGTGTGTGAGATTTACCACTGTTCGCTGCTCCCCCTATAGCGATGTATTTGTTACGAATAACCGCTCTAATCATTTCCTCTGCCCAAGGGTGGCGTACCATCATAGGTTCAGGTCTTTCAGGATTATTCCATATCTCATCACACAACCTCCAGAAGTAATATTCTTTAGCTCTATATGAATCATGGTTACCTAAACCATATAGCAAAGCTGTTATTGTGTTAGTAGGTGGGATAAGCATTCCCCCCACATTCATCTTCTTAGTTTTAGCGTCAATATGGGGCTCATATGCCTTCTTAGCTTTACTCATATCACTTGAATTATATATAAAATAATAGTATAAGTTAATTGGTTTGCGAAAGAAACAAAATGATGCAGAATTCTTAAAGCGTGGAGACGTTCAACGTGCTCTACAACTATATAAGCAGGACTATAAACTTGTTAATATAGCTGATGAATTAGGAATATCCACAGCAACTCTACGGAGATGGTTGCGTCGTGCTGGCTATGGCCCTAAGAACGACTCGTATGGATCTAATCCTAAGTCAGAGAAAGAAAAACAAGAAAGCCAAGACCCACTTCAAAAAGCATTAGAAGACGACCTTAATAAAAAAACAAAAGAAGCGATTAACATTGCTAAACGTGAGGCTCGTGAAACAGAGGAAAAAGAGATTTTAGAAATAGCAGAAGCTCAAAGTTCTCCAGCAGAAAAGTATCAGTCGTATGTAGCTGCATCAGGAATGCGTCTACTAAGAGACTACATGGACAATCTAAGAGGCCCGAAAACAATAAGGGAACTCGATCAACTGGATCAGATTATTAGAAGGAACCTTGGGCTTAACGACAAAAAAGGTGGTGGCGTAGGTAAAATGCAAATTGATATTAGTATTTTAAATAACGCTCGTGCCGATAAAGGCAAGGGTGCTGTTAATATAAAACAATATGATATAATCGATGTCGAACCAGAAGAACCCAAAAACTGAAGAAGATGCGGAATCCACCCTATTACTATACTCAGGACTAGAGGACGCTTTTATAGGAACTGTAGATAGATATGGCAACCCACCTATAGCCTGTTATTCTAAAGAAATTACTATTTCAATTTTAACAAAACAGTTTAACTTATCCGTAAAGGAAGCTAACGACAGGTTAGAATATGAATACTTACAAAACGATTTTGGAGATGCCACTCCGTGCTTTTTAGAAGATAGAGCGTAATGAAAATGTTTGCCAAAAGGGAAGCCGTAGAACACCCCTCTATTATTACAAGGATAGAGCTACCTCCCAATGACTTTACATTTAGAACTGATGTCCTGTTGGGGGTTTATTATTTAGTCATTCCAAAAACAGCAAAAGAAATTTTTTACATTCAACTACTTACAAAAAATATAGATGTCTTCGTACCTGCAGAAGGTGAAGGGTTATTGCTAACTAAAAAAGCATTACAAGGTCTATGATCATAGGAATAGATAATGGTTTAGATGGTGGTCTTGTAGCCATATCTAAAACTACTGGTTCTATAATAAATAAAACAATAATGCCTACTCAGCACAGAGCAGGTAAGCGAGAAGTCGATACACGTAAGTTGTACGATTGGATAATGAGCCTTGGACAATGTGCAGACGATTTCTTAGTCGCTGTCGAGGAACCATTAAAACATGCTAAGTCTTCTCAAGCTGTACGGTCAATGGGTATCTCTTTTGGAAAAATTGTGGGTTTGTGTGAGAGTAGGCAATGGGCTCACTGCTGTGTTTCAGTACACAAGTGGCAAAAGAAAATGATAGGCAATACTCCTAAAGGAAAAACCAAAGAAGCAGCTCTGTGGAAAGCAGAATGTTTAGCTCCTGATGAATGCTGGCAAAAAAGTAAAAGAGCCACTAAACCACATGACGGAATGGTTGATGCATTTCTCATTGCTCACTACATAAAAGATAAATATTACCAAAACAAGAGTATTTAAAATTATAAAGAATCCTAAGTAAAATTGTTTATATTAAAACAAGTTAGGTATTTTTCTTGGTTTATATCTAATTAGAGGGTGGGGATGTTTTTGCTATTTTTACATCCTCACCCTTGTTTTTAGGGTAATTATATTTTTCAATTTTTTTCTCTAGACACATATTTGTGGATAGTGTAGTAATGAAAAATAATGAAGACCTTATTTGAAAAACAAAAAGAAGCGTGTGATTTTTTTCTGTCACGGCAAAGAGATAATATCAACACTATTGATACAAGCTCTGTTGGTACTGGTAAGACAGTAGTTGCAGCTCATCTAGCTAAAGGATTAGGAGTTCCTGTAGCCGTTATCTGTCCTAAAGCAGTTATCCCCTCATGGGAAAGAGAACTTATAGAAACGGGAATTAAACCTTTGTTCGTTTTAAACTACGAAAACATAAGAAGAGGACGTGCTCCTTATATGACAAAGAGGGGTAAGAAGATCATGCAGTGGCATCTACCTGAAGGGTGTTTAGTTTTGATAGATGAGATACATAAATGCAAAGGAGCCTTCACACAAAATGCTCAACTGGTTATCAGCTTAGTGCAGCAAGGGTATCGTGTACACGGCATGTCAGCAACTGCTGCGGAAGACCCTACAGAGATGAGGGCATTAGGTTTTATGTTAGGTTTGCATAGCCTCAACAAGACTGAAAATGGTTTGAAAAACTGGTACAAGTGGATGCAAGAAAATGGGTGCTCTCCTGACCAATGGAAACAGTGGAGGTTAATTAGTAGAAAAAAACTAAACGCACTAAGAGAAAACATCTACGGAGTAACTGGACACAAACTCACTGTAGAAGATTTTCCTGACAGTTTTAGAAACAACAGAGTCTTTGTTGAGAATGTCGAATTCTCAGATAAAAAGGCGATACAAAAAATATATAGAGACTTAGAAATTACTCCTGAGATCGTTACACGATATATCGAAGAAGGTACTGTCGGAGATAGTGAGTATGTACTCGTTAATATTTTGAGAGCCCGTCAACTTACTGAAGCCCTAAAAGTGCCAGACATCGCAAGCATGGCTAATGATCTTAGAGATGAAGGAAACTCTGTTGTTATATTTGTAAACTTCAAAGACTCTGTTAAAGCTCTATGTTCTCAACTTAACTGTAAGTCTATTGAGGGTGGTCAGAGCCTAAAAGAAAGACAGCAAATAATTGATGATTTTCAAGATGACGTGGAGGAAGTGTTAGTTGTAAACATCAGTGCAGGAGGTACAGGTCTTTCATTACACGATATTAATGGTAAAAGACCAAGAGTTAGTTTAATATGTCCGTCCTACTCCGCAAAGGAGTTCGCCCAAACATTAGGGAGGATTCACAGAAACGGGGCGAAGTCAGATGCTCTACAGAAAATATTAGTGGCTGTAGACACTATAGAAGAAAATGTCATTCAATCAGTAAATAGAAAACTAGAAAACCTAAAAACATTACATGGAAGATAAACCAGACCATTCAAACAGAGGGCATGCAGAATTTAGTCCTTCGAGTTTAAAGTACGTAGCGGGTTGTTCAGGATACGAAGGTAGATCAGGAACAAATGCAGCAGCGGAAAAAGGAACTCGAATACACGAAGCTCTCGAAATTAAAGACCCTTCCGCTCTACATGACGAAGAAGAGGTCAACATATACGAAGCTATAGTAGCCGACGAAGAGGCATACCTTAGTAGTTTTGCTAACGGGGAAACATACAAAGAGTATAACGAGATTCAGGTAGATATAAAACTGGATGGGACTGAGACTTGGGGAACTTGCGATAAGTTTGTTAAGTTAGGTGATAAGGCGGTTATGATTGATTACAAGACTGGTATTAGTCAGATTGATGAGCCGAGAGATAACTGGCAAGCGATGGCTTACACAGTGGGTGCTTTCCAAGCACATGAAGAGGTTAACGAAATTGACTTTGTGTTCTTTATCCCTGTAAGAGGGCAGACATTGACAGGTATTTTCACAAGAGATGAGTTACCAGAACTTATAAAGAAACTTAGTAAAATAATTAAAAGAGGAGAAAAGATAAGACCTCAGTGGGACGGTGGTGCTCCTGATCTGTACGAACTAAACCCTACAGTTAATTGTAGGTTCTGCGCTCACGAAGATTCATGTCCTGCTTTAGGTGGTTTAGCTGTTGAGGTTGCATCTCGTGTTGCTGATGATGCGTTGCCAAGAGGAGATATATCTGATCCAGATGATCCTAAAACAGTAGAACACTTATATGTTGTCTCGAAGATAGTAACTAATTGGGCCACTAGAATAAAAGCTAAAGCTATGACTATGGCAAAAGAAGGCGTGGAGTTTCCTACATTGAAACTTAAATCAATGGGAGCTCCTAAAAAATGCACTAACAATATTAAACTAGCTAAACTTGCTGAAGAGTATGACCTTGAGCCAGAGCAGGTTTTGGATATAGCTAGTGTCCCTCTAACAAAGTTAGCAAAAGCTGTAGGAGACACTGCACCTGACGGGGAGAAAAAACAAAAGTCGAAGGAATTTCTTGACGCTGCTCAAGATCTCGACATTATAGCCACTTCTGACGAGCGTTTCACGCTGTCATGAAAACCTAAAACATATAAAATATAAAACATATAAAATATAAATGAGTAAAACACTAAAGAAAACACAAGAAGAAACATTAAAAGTAATCACAGATGCACCTAAATTAGAGTACAGTGCTGATGATTTAAATGCACCAAGACTTAATGTAGTTCAAGCATCTTCAAAAATAGCGGGAGAGACAGGGAGTTTAGTAGTTGATAAGCTACATACCCTTATCGAACACGAGCAAGAGTGTAAGTGTATTCCACTTAAAGCTCTTAAAGGTTGGAGAGAAGACACTCCGTATGGGCATACTGAAATGCCTCGTCAGGTATTTAATCAAGATGCTTCAGAAGAGTTAGTAGCAGCCTCTGATTGGCCTATTGTTAAGTTTGCTGAGATTATGTTCTTGTTCCCAAAAAGGGACGGGGGAGATGATGATGCTTATCCGTATCCAATAGGAGATGAGTTCTACGCTATGGGTAAAATTAATGTTGCTAAAGACGCTTACAAGCACACACTTGAAAGACTAGCTACATTTCAAGCATTTAATCCAGAAGCTCCTCTTTGCTCAAAGTACTGGAAGTTTAAAACAGAACTACTTACTAGAGGGATGAATAGTTGGTTTGTGCCAAGCATTACACCAACTACAGAAGGAACTCCTGAAGAAACTCAAACATTCGCAGCGAGACTTGGATAATATGAAAAACAATAAAGAAGTTATAGATATCGTTCAAAGCGAGCACGATCAAGTTGAGAAACTAATTGAAGATATTGGAAACAAGATCGAAGAGCTCCAGCACCAAAAAGAGAGGCTTCAGCAACTCATTATTGGATTCAACTGGTACGTGAAAATGCTTAAAAGCAAAGGTAACGACCCTGAACAAGCCATGCTAGATTTCATGGCAGAGGCAAATAAAAACGAAGAATCTCAGTAAGCACCGTCAGCTTGCTGTTCATAGAGGGGACTCACCCGTGCGACGATCACGCTGTGGGGGCGTGTAGTACGGGTGAGTTTATCTACAAAAATAATTATGAATACTTTTGCAATAGACTTTGAGACATACTACGACAAAGAATGTTCAATTAAAACATTAGGCACTATAGGTTATTTCAACCACCCCTTATTTGACGCTTATATGGTGTCTGTTGTAGGAGATGAGGGAACCTCTTTTGTTGGAGATCCTAGAGAATTTGACTGGTCTCTTATTGAGGGGAATAGGGCGGTTAGTCATAACGCTCCCTTCGATCAAACATTATACTTATATGGCGTAGAGAAAGAATGGTGGCCCTCTGTTAAATACGCTGAGTGGTTATGTACTGCAGACTTAGCTGCATATTGTGGACTGCCACGAGCACTTAAAAATGCTTCTGCAGAGCTATTTGATTTAGATGTTTCAAAAGAGACACGAGATAACATGTTGGGGAAGCAGTGGGAAAACATGACGAAAGACTTTAAGAAAGAAGTTTCTGAGTACGCTCTTAAAGATTCTGAATTGTGTTTAAAGATCTGGCAAGAGCTGGAAAGCCAGTGGCCTGAGACAGAGAGAAACATCAGTTGTTTGAATAGAACCATATCTCAAAGAGGGATACCTATCGACACAAGTGAGCTCAAAACACAAACAGAGAATATAAATAAAAACCTATTTGAGGCAGAGAACTCTATACCTTGGATAGGAGAAGCTCCTACACTTTCAAGAAAAGCATTTAATAACGAATGCCGTAAAATGGGTCTCGAACCTCCAGTCAGTTTAGCGATGACTGATAAGGATGCTAATGCGTGGATCAAGAAGCATGGGCAGAAATATAAATGGATTGGTGCTGTCAGAGACTACAGAAGAATCAACTCTCTGAAGAGAAAGATTGAGAGCTTCAGCTACGCTACAATGGCTGACCAAAGATACTATGGTAACATCATGTATTGGGGAGCTTCAACGGGTAGATTCTCTGGCGGGGGTGGTAACTTAAATCTACAGAACTTACCGAGAGGTGAGATGTTTGGTGTAGACTTACGTAAACTAATTTCTTCTAAACCAAATAAGAAGTTGATCGCTGTTGACCTATCTCAGATAGAGGTTAGAACACTATGTTGGTTAGCAGGAGATGAAGATACTCTAAAAGAGATACAAGCGTGTGATGATATATACGAAGCATTCGCTATCAGATTTGGTGAATGGGATAGTTCTAAAGGAGTCTTAAAAGACGAAAACCCTAAACTGCGACACCTTGTTAAGACTATTGTGTTAGGGTGTGGTTACGGAGCTAGTGCCAACAAGTTCTCTTTAATAGCAGGTATACCTTTAGTTGAAGCTGAAAAAGCTGTGGGTATGTACAGGACAAAAATGAATAAAGTAGTTGGTCTTTGGAATGATCTTCAAAGAAGATTGCATGTATCTTATTCTAGTCTTAAAGACTTCAAAGTTCCTTTGCCTTCGGGCAGGTCAATTAACTACGGTAAAATAAAAGTAGCTCTTCTCAACGAAAGAAGGAACTACGTAGCGATGGTAGCTAAAGGGCCAAAAAAGATTCCTGTTAGGCTATGGGGAGGACTACTTGCAGAGAACGCTTCCCAAGCTCTCGCTAGAGATATCTTCTCAGATATGCTTTTACGTATTGAAGAAGAAGGTAT